AGTAATGCAAAGTACTCCACTCTTAATTGCTTCAATCAATGCAATGCAAGATGTTTCTTTCCAAATATTTGGATATAGGAAAATATGAGCCTTATCCAACGCGGCCAATACTCTTTCATTAGGAACTGAGCCGTGATATGTCATATTAGGGTGAGCATGGATTTTCGTAAACAATTCAACATACGGATCATCGCGTTCAACCCACCCATAAATTGCAAAGGAAGAATATACATCAAGATGAATGTTTGGATAATCTTTAGACAATGCGTCTACGATTGGATATAAGAGCTCAAGACCACGATGCGGAGTGGTATGATAAATCAAACGGATTTCATTTGCATCTTTATCAAGTTTTGGATTATAAGGCTTTTCAACAGCATTAGGAATTACTGAACACATTGAGTACGGAATGTTATAATAAGCAATGTACATGTCTCGTTGCCATGCTGTTACGAAAACAAAATGGTCAAATTCTTTCCATCCGTTATTTGTAAGAACTTTGTTTTCAGGATCTTCAGCCAAGTCGTGACAGTACATAATGTTTTTTACGTTAGTGTACATTTCACGAGGGCGTGAGAAGTGAATGGCAAAATCCTGCAAGATATCACTTTGCACATTATCAATAACGCGCTGACGCATCATTTCAGTTCCACCTAATGAATTTTTGGACTGTTCTGTTTCAATAATTTTACCTTGGTAAATACAGCTCATAGATTAAACTCCGTACTAAAATCTTTAATTGAGTCCCAACGGAATGAACGCCAACCTTTGGCTTCAACATCCCATACTGCTAGGACATCAGGGTTTGGTTTCTTTTTTTGAATTTCTTCTTCAATGTCCATTTGCTCTGGTAACATTGATTCTTGAAGGGTACAATGCATAATGCGTTCGTCACCATTCTTTTTTGTAAAAACAACTTTACACATGCCTTGGTGCAGGCTATCTTTCATTTCATCATTTGTCATAATCTATCTCACTTTATATATGTTATTTAAATACCAACTTTACCGTTTCGTAATCTCTTAATACTTCAAAGGTGGCCGTAGCTAAATCAATAGTAGGGTCTTTTCTTATTCTTGATAAAACCCTGTCTACAAAGAATAGTTCTTTTCCATTATCTGCCATGATTTCAAGGCCTTCAAAAAAGGTTTCAATATCATAAGGATTTTCATTGAAAACACTCTTCAGATAACGCTGAGTCTCTGTTCTGTTTGCTGATTTGTCCACGTTGTCCTTCCTTTTTATATATTGCTTCTAAAACATTATGAAGGTCTTCAAGATTTCCATTGTTATGGATTCTGTAAGTGTCAACTTCAAACTTATAAGGCAATACATATTTTTTATTGATTGCGGTCTGTTTTTCGTTAGTGAACTCTTGAATAACGTTACCGTCAAAATAACGCCTAGAGTCCGTTGAATAATCGCAGCCTTCACGTGTAAGCTGCACTAATACGAAATTGTTGGATCCAACTCTATTTATAACAGGAATGAGTTCATCAATAAAACCACCATCAGAAATTGCATAATCCTTAGTAACATCTATTTCGTTTGCAACTTGCAAGCCAAAGTAATCCAAACCACGTTTAGGTTTAATTACTTTTTCTGAAACATAAATCATTGCCTCACGGCAAGACATGTGGCCTAGATCCATATGAGGAACCTCTTTTACAGAGCGATCATCATAACGTGCCATAAACCAATCATAATTGATGCCAAAGTATTTTGCAGTTTCTTTATAGAGTTGGTATTTAAATGAAAGGTGTTTCCAACCTTTTTGCTTTTTGAAATAATCAGCTGCAACATCTTTGCCTGACCGAGGAGGACCATTAAATAACATGATCATGCAAATTGGTCCTCAACGATATTCATAATTTCTTCAGAGAACGCGTTTTTCCATTCTTGAGGAGTCATACCTGAAAGAATGAATTCACGATCTTCGTCTGACAAATAAGGGAGTAAGTCTTCCATACTTCCATACCCAGCTTCAAACTGAGCGAAGTCTTTAGGATCAACAGGGATATCCTTTGAGCGAACGATTCCTGAAAAGGCGCTTTTTCTTTTGATAATCATAACATTCTCCATTAACTGATTCTAGATTAATATAATCTATTTTAATAGAAATGTCAACCATTACTATCGTCCATGAGCCATTTTAATCCCTTAACATGGCTTCTATGGATTTTAGCTTGGCATATGCCGTTGTAGTATGAATCGTCTAGCAATGCGTGACGAGTAATTTGTTCGTAAAGTTCGAGATAGCCCATTTCACCTTTCTTATCGCAAAGGTGTATAATTTCTCGGTAAAAGTTATCAGGGCCTTTTTCTTCTACCATAAGTTTGACTTCTTCTGACGAGCCATAGTACTTTTGCCAATCAGACTCCACTATCTTAGTTCTTCGGCGGGTCTTGCCCTTCAAAGGTTTAAGTCTTCTTTTTGATTTGAAAATCTTTTTACCGATATATTTTTTATCGTTAGAGTTATCTGTGATTATATAAACAAAGCCAATATAATCACCAATCATCTCTGAGGTAAACTCCTCACCTTTGTAATGCCACATAGAATAACCCCATAGTAATAGGATTATTTATATGTTACTTTGCGACCTTTGTTTTAATGTTACCGCATTCTTTGCATTGCAAAGTATACTTACGTAGCAATTTTTTATTAGGTCCTTTGATGATATCAGTGCAGAGAATTTTGTAACTGCAAATATGACCCCAAATAAGTTTCTGAATTATTGTCCACAATTAACTTCTCCTCATTTGAGCAGCATCTATAATTGACTGCTTGTTATCTTTACGCACTGGCATCAGATTAGATTTGTGAGTTGTTACAATACCTGCGATTTCGTTGCCAGTATATTTTACAGTTTCTTTTTTAGAACCGTTGCCAGCAACCTTATCAGAGGTTACGCGAGGTCCAGTATTATAATTGGGTAGCTCATAACGGTAATCAGCTTTCTTTCCAGTGTACCCTACGCGTGCTAAAAAAGCCTCATGTTCAGCCTCTGCGGCTAGCAACCGTTTGCTTTTGTTTTTACGTTTTTTAGTATTTCCGTGGACTTGAACTCCACGTATCATATGCATAGACATATTATACTTCAACGATCATAGTTTTAAGTTCTTCCTCATCAAGCCCGCTGCCTGAGCCAAGTACTTGTTCGGTCAATTCTTGAAGCATATCAAAACTTTCAGATGCAAACGTGTATAGAGGATTTCCTCCAGCAGGGCCGTCTTCAATCCTTAGCATTACACGGCAACCATGATCTTTTGCAAATTGCACGACTTCTTCATGTGTTGCTTCGTGGGAGATATCAAGTTCAACTGTATATGTCATAATGTATTCCTTTTCATTTGATAGAATCAATCTACCATAGTTGAAAGAAAATGTCAATAGTTAAAATGCGTCTTGACCAAAATTACGAGTGTTTTCAATTTCTGTCGCAAACTCGTTGTATCCACCAAGATACTTATCATTCCACCAAATTTGTGGAACTGTTTCAGCATCAGGTTTTAAATCATACATTTCTGTTCTGTATTGGTCAAAGTCAACACTCTTATATTCATATTCTAGGCCATGCCGTTCGGCGAGCTTCTTAGCACGTAAACAGAAGCCGCAAGCGCTTTTACCGTATATTATTACCATTCTGAGTTCCATCCTTTCTTTTGTAACATGTATGTACCTTCAGGTAAGTCAAAAGAATGCACAAGCTGGTTAAACTGAGTTGCCGTTAATGCTATCACGGAAAACCTTTGCGTCTCTTCACACCATTGTCGAATATATGTAATGTCTTCGTATAAAATAAATTGAACGTCTTCTTCTTTTCCTTCAGGATCAAGTAGAGTGATTAACGTTTCTTCCATGTCCATTTCTATTGTAAACATGTGGCCACCTCCTTTATTTGTTATTTAGGAGATTTAGCGAGAATTTTGTCAATCTTTTTTTCAATACTGTCTATTTTTTTGAGTATCTCCGCCACCATCTGTTCCATCGTCATATCAGGTGGAGGTAAGTTAACCGGAGCTACATCTTTATCAAAGTCAATTTCGTACACATCATTTTTCTTTTTAAACCACATATTAAAGTCCTTTCAAAATTTCCCACGTATCTTGCCAATCCTTAACTTGAAAGCATTTAGCATTAGGATAGTCTTTAAGAGTGTTGGCGAGAGGCCAATCATTTCCACCAATTTCCATCTTATCTCCAAAGAAATAAATTTCATCATCCATACTGAAATCCTGAATGATTTGAGCTTTATCTCTACCAATAGGATAAATGTCTAAACCAGTTTCGCCA